TGGGAGGATGACGATGGATGATTTAACAGACATCTGCACAGGGATTAAGCTCCGAATGTCGCGGATGCTCGAAGAGATTCCGTCAGACAGCTATTCGGAGAGCAAAGAGGCCAGTTCGCTCAGAGATTACGCGAGTGCCCTGGCTACGTTAGAGAGATTAAGACAAGGAGGGAATTATGGCAAGAGTGATTGGCCTGATCGGTGAATCAGGAAGTGGAAAAACAACCGCCATGAGGAATCTCGACCCGGCAACTACGTTCTATATCGATTGTGATAAGAAAGGACTGAGCTGGAAGGGATGGCGCGAGCAGTACAGCAAGGAAAAGGATAATTACAGAGCACTTGACGACCAGAGCCTTGTGCTTCAGATTTTCCGGATCCTCAACACGAAGGATAAATACAAGCACATCAAAACCATTGTCGTAGACACGATTAATGGAATCATGGTTGCTGATGAAATGCGGAGAATGAAAGAGAAGGGATATGACAAATGGCAGGACCTCGCTATTGCTGTATACGACATCATTGATACCGCACTGACCATGCGGGACGATCTGACCATTATCTTTGTAGCGCACTCGCAGACAGAGCGGGACGACAGCGGTTATATGTTCACAAGAATGAAGACGTCTGGAAAGAAGCTCGACAAGATCGTTCTGGAATCCAAAATGACGACGGTACTGTTTGCGGAAAGTAAAGATGGTGAATACGTCCTGCACACAAGAAGCGACAAGAGCACGGCAAAAACGCCGATGGGAGCATTTGACCGCGATGAGATTCCGAACGACATGGCAGAAGTGCTGAAAGTTTTGGAGGAGTATTAATTGGGCATAGCTTATCTGCCAGACGGAACGCTGATTGACTACAAGGAGTACATCGAAAAGCATCCGTACTGGCAAAAGGTAAAAAAGGCAAGATTTGATTTTGATAACGGACGATGTGCGATATGCCACAAGGATTTACACAATGAGACGTATCACACGCATCATCTGCATTATCAGCGATTAGGGCATGAAAGGCTAAGGGATGTGATAACTCTCTGCCCTGGCTGTCATCACGACTTCCACAGAACATGGCAAAAAAGCCAATTCTGGCAGGGGAAAGAATCGGGACACTGGGAAATCTTCTCTCTCGAACACACAGCAAGACTGTGCGCTCATTATTGGAAGAGGGACCGCCTGATATGCAGAAACAGAGATGCACCGAATATGTGCAACCGCGATGTGTGCAGACAGCTGCTCGACGACTATTTCCGAGATTTTCAGCTGTCGACGCATCCAATTATTGATCCGAACGACATATCGCTTTTCATCAGAAACAAGCGGTATGAATTGTTTTTTGAAGCCGAGGATCGCGGTTTGACGGTTTGTGAATTTCTGGATGAGTTTTACGGTCCGAAAGTAAGAGGCAAGAACCCGCTGAGGCAAGAGGCCGGCAGGAAAGGCGGACCGTTTGACCATGCAGCCGAGTCTTTCCATCGGCATTATAGCGAGAATCCAAACATAAATATACTCATGGAGGAGGTTAAGAAGTATGAAGAAACCTGACGGATATGACGAAGCGAAAGCAAGCGGCGAATTTACCCCCGCGGAAGTAGGTGGACACTATGCCGTAATCAAGCAGGTCGCAGAAAGGCAGTCTTCGACTGGCAAGGACATGGTGGTTGTACTGTTCGACTTTTGTAAACCTGATAAACAGGAGGGCTACTTTGCGGAGCAGTTCAACAGCAGCGATAAAGAAGATAAGAAATGGCCGTTTGCCGGCACGAAGTACGTTATGGTCAATGATTACATAGATCCCAACAAAACGAGCAGAGCATTCAAGACATTCTGTACATGCGTTGAGAAGTCCAACGATATGCAGGTATCGTGGGGTGGTAACAATTGGGGGCAGCAGTTCAAGGGCAAAAAGATCGGAGTGGTCTTCGGGGCTGAAGAGCAGGAATACAACGGCAGAATCAGTATGAGACATATCCCGAAATGGTTCTGCGATTACTCGAAAGTAAAAGACCAGAAAGCTCCGGATCCTGTTTACCTCAACGGATCCAGCCCTGCAAGCAGTACAAATACTGCACAGAGTAGCCAGGCCAAGGCAAACAGCGACGGATTTATGAACATCCCCGACGATGCAGATACAGACGAAATTCCGTTCTAAAGGAGTCCGCTTATGCGGTGGGAAAAATACATTGACGCCGACGAAGTCAGGCGAGCCATAGAAATACTGCAAAAAAGCGGCGGCGTGTTTGAAATCCGCGTGATAGGCGCATCGAGCCGTAAAGACATTATGAGCGGGTACTTCCGAGATGCCGAGACGATGCTGCGGGAAATTGATTCAATCGATGTCAGAAATAAGAACATCTATATCACTCTGGGAGAGGTAAAGGAGGAATGCTTTTCCCGCTCCCAGAGTGAGTGTTTCGAGCGAAACCCAAGCACGACTTCGGACGGGGAAATAAAAGCTTACAGATGGCTGTTTATCGACTTTGACCCAGTGAGGCCGACCGGTATTTCATCGAGTACTGCAGAACTTAATGAAGCAAGGAAGTTGATGCTCACGGTACTGCAGTACATGAAAGAACTCGGATTCTCAGAGCCTGTCACGGCGATGAGCGGAAACGGATATCATCTTTTGTACCGGATTGATATTGTAAACAATCCAGAAGGTCGGGCGCTGGTTGAAAAATGCCTCAAAAACCTGTCGGCCATGTTTGACACAGATAAGGTCAAAATAGACACGACAAATAGTAACCCGAGCAGAATATGCAAACTTCACGGAACGCTCGCGCAAAAAGGACGGAGCACGGAGGAAAGACCGCACAGAATGAGCGGAATTGTGCATGTTCCTGAAGTGATCGCAACGAACACAAAGGAGATTTTACAAAAGCTTGCCGACGAATTACCGGATGAGCCACAACAGCATACAACTTTTCGGCGCGGGTATAACAGCAAGCCAGACGAATTCGACCTGCTCGCATTCTTAAACAGAAACGGCATTCGATACACAGAGCAATCCGGAGATAGGTCAAAAATTTACCGACTTGATGAGTGTCCGTTCGACCATAGCCACCGAAACGGCGACGCGAAGATATTTCACTATCCCGACGGAGCTATCGCTTTCAAGTGCCACCATAACAGCTGTCGGCAGTACAAATGGCAGGATGTCCGACTGATGTTTGAGCCGGATGCGTACGATCGGAACGATGAACAGGACGACGAACGCATTGACGCCGGTTATAGGGTACACAAGCATAAGAAGGAAGAAGAAGACGCTATAAGGGCGGACATCGAAAAAGAGTCTAAAGAAAACAAGCCGAAGCCACCAAAGGAGCGAACTTTCCGAAAACTGAAAACTGCTGATGGTCTCATGAAAAAAGATATCCCCGAGCCGCGGGTGTTTATCGGAGTAGGAGATGAAGTTCCGCTTCTGGTAGAGGGTACGTGCATCTTGTCCGCAAAGCCAAAGCTCGGCAAGTCATGGCTGGCGCTGGCCATGTGCATCGCGCTTGCGAACGGCGATGATTTCCTCGGATACCAAACACACCAATGCTCGGTGCTTTATCTCGACCTCGAAACATCGGAAAGCCTTCAGCAGAAACGACTTCGGAAGATGCTCAAAGGAAAAGAACCGCCGAGAAAATTCTATCTCGATACGGAGACGGATAGCATCGAGGAAGGATTTGTGGATCAGATCGAGAACTATCTTGTGCAGGATCCTGATATCGGATTTGTCGTGATAGACGTTTTTCAGATCATTCGCACCAAAGCTAAGACAAGCAAAGAGACCGAATATGAGCACGCATACAGAGATATAACCCCGTTAAATGAACTTGCTCAGAAATATCACATATCGATTGTGCTTGTCTGTCATGACCGCAAAGCCGTGGATCCAGATGATCCGTTCTCTAATATCCTCGGCAGCACCGGCCTGCAGGGAGCAGCTACACAGATGATTGTCATGTTCAAAAAGAAAAAAGATGATCCGATTCATATCTCGGTCAAGGGCAAGACAATCGACGGACTTCCGGAGCTCAATGTTAAGCTCGAGGACGCTGAGTGGTCAATTGTGGAAGGCGGTGGAGATGCCGAACGCGAGAAAGAGCGAGCAAAGCGGGAATACTTCGAATCCGAAATCAGGCGCGGCGTGATTGCAATTGCAGAGACAGAAGGTGAATGGCGCGGACGTTGTTCCGAAATTATTCAGGAATCTATTTTGAATGATGTTCCGATAACCGATACACCAAAAGCAATCGGCGGGTTTATGCATAAAAATCAGGGGCGCTTTCTGGCTGAGGACGGTATAAAAATCGAAATCATCAACAATGGTACGGGTCCGAAAATCTATAAAATTAGAAAATCTACCATTGATACCATTGATGAAACAGAGACATTACCATTGATGAACGCTGAAACTGCTGATAAATACAAGCAATTCTAAACGTCTCTCTATAAAAAGCTCCTTACTATTGATAGGGAGTTACCATTGATGGAACCATTGATGCACCATTGATTACTATTGATGCATCAATGGTATCAATGGTAATCAATGGTAGTTTTTGTATACGTAGGAAAAGAGAGAAAAAACATGACAAACGAACAGAGACTAAGACAGATATACAACGTCGTCCTGGAATCATGGAAGCTGTTCAAGGCGCACTCAGGCGAGCAGAACTCGGACGGCAAGTGGGAGACGATCATGAGCGAGACGAACAGGATATATTTTGAGACCGCGAAAGAAGATGAGGTCGCAAAGCAGATCATATTCGGATTCGTCAGCGCGTTGGAAACGGAAGACATCGAATCAAGAAAGAGAGGAGATTGAGACAAGATGTTAGCAAGATACAAAGGCAAAGTCAAAATCACGGAGAGCAAGCGCATCCACTACAACAACATCGGTGAGGTACTTGACGATATGGA